ATGGTTGATCCTGAGATGGCGGCGGGTATAGCGGCAGCTTTGAGGGCGAGGGGTGGTTAATGTTAAAAAGGCTTTCGGATACTTCTTTTGAATTTGTGGAGCAGTTTCGGGAGGATGTTGCTCAAGCGGTTCTTTTTTTGGGTCGTTTAGCCCATGGAGAGACGGCGCATCAGCATTTGAATTTAGATTTAAGTTATTTATTAGAGAATGCACATAAGTTTACTTATTCGGACAAGTGTGCCTTTTGGTTAGCTTGGGAAGATGGAAAGCCTGTTGGGGTATTTGCGGGAAAGGTTACGGATTACTTTTTCAGCAGGGACTTGGTAGCGGGAGATAGTTTGTGGTATGTAGTTCCTGAGAAGCGAGGATCGAGGATTGGTCTTCAGTTATTAGATTTGTTTGAGAAGTGGGCTAAAGATCAGGGTGTTGTGGATATTAGGATTGGACAAACATCAAAACTTGATCCTAGTGTATTTAATGGAATATTGAAAAGCAGGGGCTATGATTGCGTTGGCTCTTATTTTGTAAGGAAGGTAAGTGATGTCTAGATTTTCTCTTTGGAGCTTAGTTCGTGATCCTCGATTATTTAAAGATGACGATGGTGGAGGCGGCGGCAATAACAATAGCGGCGGCGGTTCAAATAACAACAACGATAGCACTCCTACATTTAATTCATTATCGGAAGCGTCTGCGGCGGGATACCATGGTGAAGCGGTTAACATAACTGGGCAGGGTCTTCAGAGGGTTGAGTTTGCGGACGACAACTACAATCAGCAGATGGCGAATGTTTCGGCTGCGGCGAATACGGGTGGTGGCAGTAACAATAACAGCGGTGGTGGCAGTAACAATAATAACAGCGGGACTACGTTATCTGCTTCAGCGCAATCTCAAGTTGGGAATGTAGCACAGGATGAGAACGGAAACTGGTACGCTGTGGTTCAAAACCCTAACTCTAATACTCTTGGGCGAGATTACAGCATTGACCCGAAGGACAACAGCCAAGGACCGACGTTTGGTTACAATGTTTCGGATAACATAGAGACACTTTTTCCTGACGAGGTAGCTGCTGCGGGTGGATCCTCGGAGTTTCAGGGCAGCATAACGGATACGTTTAAGGACACGGATGTAGGTGCGGCGGGATTTGATCCGAACACGAACACTTTTAACTATAATCCAATAACCCCGGACGTTGCTCCTTTAGCCATGGATTTACCTATGGGAGGTCCGGGCACCTTTCAGGTTGGGGCTTTGCCAGGTGTTGTTGGTCAGGGACAAGATAACAATCCTAATGCCGAAGGTGGAGGGGATTTTACTTTTCAGCCTAATGTAGTGACGAGTCTTGATACAGGAAACTTTGGCACGAGTGATCTAACGAGTGATGCGTCTGGTTTTGGAAACGATTTTTATGATCCGAGGGGTGATCAGATTGTATCACCGACGGGCACTGGGATTGGTTTGACCACTGGTACGACCACGGGTCAGGGACAGGATAACAATCCTAATCAGAATGATGACATTATATCTACGACTACAGGTATGGTGGGTGTTGATGATTCTGGGAACTTTATTGAGTATGGTTTAAATGACGATTCTACTCCTACGGGCGGTGAATATTTTGATATGACGGACAACGATCTGTTGAAAAACGCTGATGGGACTTTGTTTTCTGGAACCTATGAGGGTGTTGAGTATACGGGCGGAATACCTTCGGAAGAGGTTGTCATGTCACAGAATGTGGTTGCCGGAGGTACAAACTACCCAATACCAGGTTCTGACTCGGATTTAACTCGTCCTGTAGTCTTTCCGACGGTTGACGCTGATGACCGACCTTTTGGCACTGTAAGTCAAGAATACTTTGCCAATCAGATTGCGGCTGGAATTTTGGCACCTACGACATACAACGGTAAGACGATTGGCATTCCTTATCCTTCAAATATTAAGATGGTTAAGCGCAGCAATGGAGGAGTTACTCTTGTCAATGCAACTACTGGGGAGACTATTGTTCCTCTTAGTTCGTTTGCAGGAACAATAAAGCTTGGTGATGGCACGGAAACTGAATTTGGTTCTAAAACTGGATTTCCTCCTGCGGACGAGGTGTTTATATACAAGTCGGCACATGATCAAGGTATTCCTATTTATGATCCTCAAACTGGAGAGATTACGGATCAGTTTTTGGACTATAGAAGACAACTAGATGACGCAGGTTTTAGTTACTCCAACGAGATGATTAAAAGCAACCAGACTTTTACTCCAGGTGAAGGGGTTGAGGCAGTCATGGGTATTAACGCTTTTGGGGACACGGTTGTTGTTCCTGGTGACGGAGATATGGGCGTAGGGTTTGCACAAGCACCAAACTATACTGAGGTATCTTTAGTAGGTGCTTCCGAACAAGATTTTCTAGATTCTTTGAATCCCAACGCTGTAACCCCTATACCCCCTGAAGAGCTTCCTCCTCTTGATGAGGTCGCAATAGGCGGTGGAGGTGGCGGAGCCTCTCCAGACATTGGATCAGGAGGGATTAACCTTATTGACACGATTATTTCTGGCGGTGGCGGTGGTGGTCAGATTAACAACCCCAATCAAGGTGGTTCGACAGATATTACTGAGGGATCACAGGTTCAGGTGGCGGGTGCCGATACCAGTGTGGTTGCGCCTATTGAAGGAACAGGAATTTATACGGATAGTTTAGATCCAAAAGTTTCTCTTGTGGGAGATACGATAACACCAAGTGGTGACGACGCATCTAACGTCGATAACTCTGGACTTACGACTCTTACAGGAGCTTCAACTACTGGCGAAGGTGAGACGGGTGACGGCGAAGGGATCACGACTCTAACTGGCACGAGTGATGTCACAACCACAGGCGACGGAGATTCCGAAGGAGATGGTAGTGGCGAGACAGACAATTTAGGACTCGACGGCGAAAACCTTGGCGGGACTGGCGTTGATATAGGGGTCACGGGTGACGGTGGTGTAGGCGTTACAGGAGTAGATACTATCACAACGGGCGGCACGGGTGGTGACGGTGACGGCGAAACAGGTGGTGACGGAACTGGCGACGAAGAAGGTGAAGGTGACACGGGTGGTGACGGTGACGGAACTGGCGACGGCGAAGGAGACGGGGATGGGTCTGGAACTGGCGACGGAACTGGAGATGGAACTGGAGATGGAGATGGAGATGGCGATGGAGATGGAGATGGCGATGGAGACGATGACGACGACGATGACGACGTAGTTATTGACGACGAGGAGGATGACGAGGAGGAGGAAGCTCCTTTTGAATGTCCAGAGGGCTATGTTGCTAAAAAAGTAGGTGGAAAATGGGTCTGTAGGATAGATCAAGAGGATACTGACTTCGACGGAGTACGTCCTTTAATTCGACCAAGATATGACGATGTGCAAATAGCCAGTGCATATACTCCAATAAAAAAAGGGGCTTAATCTAAAGAATGAACCTACAAGCCTTACCAGAAGAAGCGTTAAAGGAAATCTTAGCCCTTACTGAGGCTAAGAAAACATTAGATTTGAGGGAAAAAGCGCAAGATTATTTCATGCCCTTCGCTCATCATGTGTATGAGAACTTCATTGAGGGTAGGCATCATCGGATTATTGCGGAAAAATTGGAAAAAGTTGCTCGAGGAGAGTTAAAACGGTTGATTATCAACATGCCGCCTCGTCATTCTAAGTCTGAGTTTGCTAGTTTCTTGATGCCTGCATGGTTTTTGGGACGCAATCCAAAGCTTAAGATCATCCAAGCTACACACAATACCGAACTTGCGGTGCGGTTTGGTCGAAAAGTGCGGGATTTGATAGACGATCCACAATATAAAGACATTTTTCCTGATACTAACTTGAAAGAAGACAACAAAGGTGCAGGAAAATGGCAGACTAGTGCCGGAGGCGAGTACTTTGCGGCGGGTGTTGGAGCTGCGGTGACTGGTCGTGGTGCGGATTTGTTCGTCATTGACGACCCACACTCGGAACAAGACGCTATGAGCGAGAGCGCATTCGACAATGCGTATGAATGGTACACCTCTGGACCTCGACAGAGGCTTCAACCGGGTGGTGCGATCATAATTGTCATGACTCGATGGGGTAAAAAGGACTTAACAGGTCGTTTGATGGCAGCGCAGGGCGGTGATATCATGGCGGATCAGTGGGAAGTGGTAGAATTTCCGGCGATTTTGCCTTCAGATAAGCCTTTGTGGCCTGAATTTTGGGAAAAAGATGCTTTATTAGGTATAAAAGCCTCACTTCCAGTGGGTAAATGGAATGCACAGTGGCAACAAACGCCAACTACGTCCGAATCGGCTATAGTTAAGCGAGAATGGTGGAAACCATGGGAAAAAGAGCAAATTCCCCCTGTAAAATACATACTCCAGTCTTATGACACAGCATTTTCCAAGAAAGAAACGGCTGATTACAGCGCGATTACTACTTGGGGGGTGTTTGAACCAGAAGAGGGTGGGGCCGACAACATAGTACTGCTTGATGCGCAGCGCGGGAGATGGAACTTCCCTGAATTGAAGGAAACAGCGTATAAAGAGTACGAGTACTGGGAGCCAGACATGGTTTTAGTCGAAGCAAAGGCTACAGGTACGCCTTTGATAGACGAATTACGGTTACGAGGCATACCTGCTTTAGGTTTTTCCCCTGGAAAAGGGCGTGATAAGATAACTAGAATGCACATGGTTGCACCATTGTTTGAAGCTGGTGTAGTATGGGCACCAACGGACAAGAAATTTGCAGATGAAGTTATTGAAGAAGTTGTTTCATTTCCTAATGGCGATCATGATGACTTTTGTGATAGTATGACTTTAGCACTAATGCGTTTTCGCCAAGGAGGGTTTGTATCTCTCTTGGGAGAAGACGAAGAACATAACGAATATCGTCCTAGACGGGAGTATTATTGATGGCATTACCACCACTTGTAGATTCAGGAATCAGACCAGAAGACATGATGACAGATCAAACATCTGTTGATGTATCTGTGCCACAGCCCGAAACCTTTGAGGGTGGAGCAGAAATTATTGCGGATGATCAAGGTGGAGCCGTGGTACAAGCCTTAATGGAAGCTATTGGTGGGGAAATGGAACCCCAACTCGATCATGAGGCCAATTTAGCGGAGGAGTTGGATGATGGGTATCTTGGGGAAATTTCGTCAGATCTTAGGGGGTCTTATGAAGAGGATTTGGAGTCTCGTTCTGAGTGGGAAGAGGCTTACACAAAAGGTTTGGATCAGCTTGGTATCAAGTTTGAAGAGCGTTCTCAACCGTTTGAAGGGGCTTCTGGGGTTACGCATCCGCTGATTGCGGAGAGTGTTACACAGTTTCAAGCTCAAGCATATAAAGAACTTTTACCCTCTGGTGGTCCAGTAAAGACACAAGTCTTGGGACTACAGGATGCGGAGCGAGAAGAACAAGCCTCCCGTGTTAAGACGTTTATGAATTATCAAATCATGGAAGTCATGGAAGAGTTTGATCCTGACATGGATCAGTTGTTATTCTATCTCCCATTGTCTGGTTCTACATTTAAGAAGGTATATTTTGATCAAGCAAAACAAAGGGCAGTATCTAAGTTCATTCCGGCGCAGGATCTGGTTGTACCTTATGCTGCATCGGATTTGGCGACTGCTTCTCGTGTTACGCATGTTCTACGCATGGATGCGAATGAAGTTCGTAAGATGCAAATCGCAGAAGTTTACAGAGATGTAGAGTTAAGCAAGAACGACCAAGAAGAGAACGAAGTTCGTCAGAAAGTTGATGAAATACAGGGTACATCTCGCACATATACTGATGAAGTTTTTACTATCCTTGAGATGCACGTTGATTTAGACCTTGAGGGCTTTGAAGACATGGCTCCTAATGGTGAACCAACGGGAATAGCACTTCCTTACATTGTTACGATTGATGAAGGATCTGGAAAGATCTTGTCTATACGTCGTAATTTTGAAGAGGGTACGGGGCTTGCAAAAAAGACACAGTACTTTGTGCACTATAAGTTTATGCCAGGTCTAGGCTTTTATGGCTTTGGTCTGATCCACATGATTGGTGGTCTTGGTCGTGCGGCAACGAGTATCCTTCGACAG